GCCTTTCAGAATGTTGCCATACTGGCGGACAAGGGCGTTCTGCATAGGCGGGGCCAGGGCGGCGAACTGATTCAGGACGTTGATAATGGCCTGTCCGGTTTCTACCATCTGGCTAGAGTGTGCCTTGGTCAGGGACACCTCAAACACGTTGGACACGTCCTGCGGGAACGTCTTGATCCACTCCAGCAGGGCCATGCCTTCCGGCTGGCCTACCTGCTCCATGAGGGCGGCCATGCCTGCCTCGGTATTGGTGATGGTGTAAAGCTCAATGTCGATGAAGTCCCGCAGCATGGCTTGCAGTCCGATTACAATTTCGGACTCTCGGGCGCGGAGCGACTGGTTGCTGGTGTTCTCCAGAATCTTCGCCACGCCCAGGGTGTCCTGGCCGGGCACGTCGGCCACGCTGGCCTCGGCCGGGCTGGTCAGGCCGGCGCTGATTTCGCCACGGCCCACGGCTTTTTCCATGAGCTGCCCGAAGATTTCGATGTTGGCGGGCTGGACGGTCTTAACGGAAAGGGCGTCGTCGGCCGTGAAGCCTGCCCGAAGCTGGTAGCCCTCAGAGTTGCGGAACTGGATGCCGCCGCCGTCTATGCCCTGCTGGGTGGCTAGGGGGTTCTCAAAGATGACGTTGCCGGAGGTGTTGGCGTCAAACTCAATGCGGTTCAGCATCTTGTCGGCCACCTCGGCCCAGGTGTCCAAAAGCTCGTAGTAGCCTCGGCCCGTCCAGCGGTGAAGCTTGGGCCAGATTCGATGGCAGGTGTAGGGGTGCGGGTGCTCCTTATCGTTCCAGGGGAGGATGATGGAGGCGTATTCGTAGTGAATCGGGATTTTGGCGTCCCAGTCCAGCAGGACGTAAATGCTTTCGTCGTAGCCGTCGTTGTCGGCGTCGTAGCGAATCCAGCACTCCACATAAACACGGCGCTTGCAGCGGTGGATGCTTTGGTCTGCTGGGCGCTGGGTGTTCTCGTCCTCGCCATCCCGCACGCGGTTCATTTCGGCGCGGACGGTGTAGTTGTCATAGACGCCACCGGGCAGGTTGCCAGACTTCATCCGCTCGAAATACTCGTCATAAGTCTCTTTGATCCTGGTAGCCGGATCGTAGGAAATAAGCAGGTCGCCTGGGTTGGCTGCAAAAACGTGGCCTTTGACCGGGCTAGCGTCGATGCTTTCGGCGTTCGGGTGGCAGAAGAAGTCCCCGTAGTGAATCACGGCCACCTCGCACCCTGGGTCTTTGCTGGTGCGCTGCATGACCACATGCGGCTTTGCCATCTCCAGGGCCGCGCCCTTCATGGCCCATACGGTCGGATCGCGCTGCAAAACCTGACGCTCGGGGTAAACCGGATCGTCAATCCAAATGTCGGAGGCCAAGACCGGCTGGCCCTGGCTGTCCTTGAGCGTCTTGCCGTCCAGTTTCACGCCCTGGACAATTACGGGCTTCATGTAAAAGGCCTCGGCTAGGCCTGCCCGGGTGATTTCCTGGCCTCGGATCAAGGCCCCCTGCATGGCCTTCTTGCCAGTCTCGTTAAGGTTGATGGCCTGCGCCCGGTGTTTCAGGCGGCGCATGAGGGTGTCAATGCTCGGGTTCTCGTCCTCGCTGCCCTCTGCCGCCGGGCCAAAGAAGGCCGCTGAGGCAAGTAGGTCGTTTGCCATCTTGTCGCCGTGCTGAAGAACGGGCGTCATCGGCAGGTTGATCGACAAGTTACTGTCCCTGAACAACATGCACCGGGCTTTGCGGTGTTCAAAGTCCTGCTCGAACTCCAGTTGGTAGTTGTCCCAGCGGTAGAGCGTAGAACCTACCCGGTATTGTCGGGAGGTGGTTTGCACGCCCATCAGGTCGCGCTTGTCGTTCACCTCGGCGATGACGTGCTCAATAAAGGCGTTTTCGTCAGCGTCGGAGGCAAACGTCAGGTGTGATTCAATGAGGCGCTTCATTTATTGGATGTAGTTATGGCCGGGGTTTTGGGCTTCTGCAAGCCATAGAGTATGCGGGCCTTCTTTCGGGCTTCGGTCATGGCCTTGGCAAGGCCTTCGATTTGCTCAGGGCCGGGCCGGGCCTTTAGGGCGGGCGGCAGGCTGGCTACGTAGTTGCGCACTTCTTTGGTGTATTCCTGTCCCACCATTTCGGCAAAGCGGCGCTTCCCGGCAGCATCTTCAATCGGGACGTGGTAGCCGGGCGTGTTTGGCTTGGCTCCTGGAGCTCGGTAGAAAAATTCGTCCCTTTGAATGCCTGACGGCCATTTGGCAGCGGTCGGGTTAAGCCTGTTGGCCCGGTAAAGCAAGGCGTCGGGCTGTGGGGTGACAACTGTATTTGCCGGGAACAGCAAACGTGCCGGGGCGCTCAAGTCTTTGCGCATTTTTTGGCCCGTGGTCGATATTTTGGGCTCGGCGGCAAAGGTCGGCAATTTGGGCGAAAGGGCCGGATTCGGCAGGGCCGAGTAGCCGGCTCCGGCCGTTTTAGTTTCCCTTACTACCTCGTCCCAGTTGCGCATGGGCTGCTTGATGATGTTCGGGACAACGTTGCGCAAAAATAGCTTGGTGTTGGCGTCCACGTCGGGGTTTTCCCGGCGCTCCTCAATGTCACGAATCCATTCCATTATGTTGGATAGACCTTGCAGGAATGACTTGTTTTCCAGACCTGAAACAAAGCTGGAAAGCATGTAGGTCTTGAAGCTGGCCGCCTCTCCAGCCTTCTGTCTGCGCCGGACTTCTTGAAAGTTCCGGTAAGCGTCCACCCAGGTTGTCAGGAGCGTGCCAATCGGCTCGTATCGGCCAAACGACTTTGAAGCGATGACGTTACCCTTACTATCCTGCCAAACGAAGGAGCTTTCGCCACCGTATTTGTTCAGGAACGCCTGCTTCTCAGGATAGCCTTGCCGCGAGCTTGGCCGGGAACCAACAATCAAAAATGGCTTCTTTTCGTCGTCGTCGTCACCCTCAAACATGCTAGCAAGCATGAGCCAGCCCATGACGGCAATGCCAGTCTCGGACAAATCCTTGATCTGCATGGCCTTGGTGTAGGATTCCAGCATTGGCGTGCCGTCCTTGTATTTGAGCCAGCCGCCGTGCAGGAGGTGGTAAAGCCCGACAATGGCGGAGCCGCCGCCTTTTCGTAAGCCAACGCGAATAATGTTCGTCGGGGTGCGCTGGAAGGGGAAAATGAACCGCATAATCCGATTCACGGCTTTCGCCCCAGCAATCATGGCATTCAAAACCGCCACCGTCTTGGAATTACCGGACGCCTTGGCCTCGGCTAGAGCTTTCTCAAAGGCGTTAACGCCACGATAGCCACCAAGCATTGTGTCAACAATAGCAGTTGCCACGTTGTCGTCTTGGAAAAGCAGTTCTTCCGCCGTGTCCATGACATCCGCCCAAACCGGGCTCTGAGGGTCTTTCAGGGTATTGTCGATTTCCGTGTCGATGAAGTCACGGCGGGCCTGCCCCTTGAGGCCCTGGGCCTTGGCGGAGGCGTGGGCCTTGCGGTAGGCCACGGCGGAGGCCTCGGCGTACTGCACGGCGGTTTTGAAGAATGAATCCGTCCAGCGAAGCACACGGCCCGGCAGGCGATTCAGGCGGCCTAGCTTGCCGCCCACGGCTGCCCGGATGCCGCCAACTTTGTCAATGTCGCCATCAACAATGTCGATTTGCAGCGGCTCGTTGAGGAACTTGTGTCGCACCGTATCGCCTTCGGTGAGAAACGACTGGCGGGCCATGTCCAGGGCCGGGCCAATGCTTTTCCAAAAGCCCTTCATAATGTGCCAAAACTCGCGGAGTTGGGCACTGTTTGGATCGTGGTAAACCAAGCTGTTTAGCGTGGCTTCGGCCAGGCGCTGGCCGGTGTAGTGCCAGGCCACCTGGGCGGCGTTGCCTGTGAAGTTCACAACCTGGGTCTGCGGGCCAGAAAGTAGCGGCCAGTTGATCCAGTATTCGTAGAACTTGTCGAATACATTGGCCTTGGCGGCGGAGTATTCGCGGGCGAATGAGTAGTAATTGGTGGCGTCGTCGGGGTCGAACGGCACAAAAACGCGGACTCGCTGGCCTGTCGGGGTATTAATAACCTTCGACATCAGTTTCTTGGAGTCGCGAGCCTTCTGCGATTGCAGGGCGTATCCCATGACGCGGTTCACCTCGGCGGTCACCTCGTCCAAAGTCTGCCTTTTCCCAGTGATAAGCGTCCGCCAGTTCTCCAGCGGACGAGTTGATGGCGGCTGGCGCAGTCC